CGTATCTGGTATATTATAAATAAAAGGATCAACCTTCATTATTTCTTTTTTCTTTGCTTGAAACTCTTTTTCAAACTTCCAATCATCATATTTATCTCTAACCCACTTCAGCATAGGGATTCTCCTTAGGTGTTAAACACAGCGTGACTCTATACTCATCGCTTAAGTTCATTATGCGNTGTTTTACACCGCTTTTAATTAAATAACTATATCCTTCTCTATAGTGGTATTTTTTATCATTTTCAAATTCTATAAAGCTATTTGAAGTAGATATAGAAGTTATAATACTATTAGCATAAATATCTGTTTGAGTTTGATCTACGTGCCAAGGTATTTGATTCCTAGGCATAAGAATAGATAGATATAAATGTTCTATATCTCTTACCGCAGTATGTTTATTACAAGTAGTTAACCATCTTACGATATTTGGAAAATGACGTATCATAGGAGAGGTATCACCTTTTGTTATAATATCAAAAGATTTCCAAGCATGATGACCATATCTTTCATCAAATAAATGATGTCCCATAGTAAAAAAAGAAATTATCTTTTTTAAATCTCCTTTATCTATTTTAGGAAGGGGAATCTGCTTGCAATTTGTCAAAAGACATTCTCCTATTCTTTAGTAGCGGTAGAAAAGGTATAGCACTTTGTTCAAAAATAATAGGATCAGCATTGTCTATAGTCATAACAATAGCTATATCTTGAATACCAGTACCGTACATTTCATTATGTGCTATAGCATAAGCACAACCTTGAATATAGTAATCAGTAATTTGTTTATTACTTTTCTTTTTCTTTGATGTTTTAAAATCTATAATAGTAGGTTTTCCACGCCAAATACCTACCATATCTGTTCTACCAGCATATTTATATTTATTAGACCATAAAACTTGTTCTTGACCCCAAATCTCTTCTACACCTTTTTCAGTAGCACGAACTAAGTCACGACTCATCTGAATAACGTCTACAGCTTCTTTATATAACTCGTCCCATATATCTTCACCATTAAAATGTCGTTCAGCATATTCATGTACTAAAGTCCCTCTATCCGTAGCTACTTTAGATACACGAGCAGCTTCTTCTTCTCCTACTCGTTCTTTCCATTTTAAAAGCCATGTTTGATCAGAAGTCTTTCCTAGTATTGTAGTAATACTAGGATAAGAGCCATCAGGAGTATGGTATGTTCTACCTGTAGGTAGAGTATCAGTAGCACAGTTCGTTATATAACTGTATTTCTTTGAGGTCGTCCACGGTATTGACAATAGGTTTTCCTTTACCATTTAAACTTGTATTTATTAGAATAGAATGTCCATTATTTTTACACTGCTCTAAAATGCGCCATAAAAATACATTAGAATGTTGAGAAACTGTTTGTAATCTAGCAGAATTATCATAGGTAACAAATGGACCTTTTTTAATCTTAGCTATATGTAACATATAGGGACAAGATTTAGTTACATGAAACCAGTCTGAAGTTTCTTCTTTTTGGCAAATAGGTGCATAGGGTCTCCATGAATCTTCATCTCTATTTTTAATTTTATTTAACTTCTTGATATTATCATCAGTTGGCAAACATAGCAAACTACGATTTCCTAACGCTCTAGGTCCAAACTCAGCTGGTCCTTCAATAACTGCAACTATTTCTCCTTTTAAAATTTTACTAGCATAATCATCAGCATGTAACCCTCTACTATCATTAACACCTAAATAAGGTGTATAGTGCATTGGACGCTCTAATAAAGCAGCAGCACCTAAAGCACAACCAGCATCACCTGCAGCAGGTTGGATTGCTATATCTATAAAATTAGTATGTTTTAGAATTTCTGTATTAGCAACACAATTTAGTGCGACTCCACCAGCATATGCAAGTTTAGTCATACCTGTTTCTTGTTGTAACCAACTAGCCATATTAGCAATAATTGTTTGAGTGACATTCTGAACAGAGGCTGCTATATCCCAATCTAGAGTGCCATAACCGACACCACGTTGTAGATCTTGTAAAATGGTATAGTCACCTTTATAATTATAATGTAAAATATTATCTTTAATATATTTAGACCATTTAGGAGTACCATAAGCAGCAGCAGCCATTACTTGAGATTCGTCAGATAAAGGTTGAAGTCCTAAAAATCGAGTAGCAGAACTATAAAATAATCCTAATGAGTTAGGATAACGCATACGTTTTAACCAAGTAAATTTTCCATTATGATAAGTACCTAGAGAAGTAGAAAACTTATTTCCTACAGTATCTATTACCATAACTGCGCATTTATCCCAATCAGTAGTAATTATAGAACTCATGGCATGGGCTTCATGATGATCTACTAATACAGGTTTTGCTTTAGTTACTTTTTTAATATCTCTTTTAAATCTTTTATAAGTAGTTTCTTCATAAAATACTGCATAATCAAAATCTTCATAAGCATCTTTTAACCAATTAATAGTATGAATTGGAAAATTATTATCATATTTATTACGAGAAAAACGTTCTTCNTGAGATGCTCCCACAATTATATTATCTTTTATACTTGCTGCTGCACTATCGTGATGATAGCAGCTTACTCCTAGTATGTTCATCAAAGTACCTTTTAAATATTGAGGTTAAATCTATTTTAGTTTTAGTAGAATAATTAGGCGTATCTATAAAATCTACAAATGCCCATCTGTAGTTATCTACTATAGGTTGTATTCTATGAACCATAAAACATGGAAATAATACTGTTTTTCCTGGTTCAGGATATATTCTAGCTATTATGTTGTCAGGTTCTGGAGCAGAAAAATCTGTTTCTAGTACTCTAGCACCTTCTGGATTCCAACTACCTAGCTCAAAAGGTTTTCCTTCTGTTAGATATATCATATGAGTCCAAAAACGTCCAGGTCTAGAGGTAGTAAGTCTTTTTTCTGCAAAGTCTAAATTATCAAAATGCCATTCATAACCCTCTCCAGGTTTTAAAAGTATAGCTGATTTACCTGCAAAATCACATTTCCATTGATGTGCATGTTTAACGTAGTTTGCTGTGCAATATTTTACAATTTTATCTGCTTTTTTTGCTATCTCTGCAGAAAATCCGATCTCAATTGCGTCTCTCCACTCTTCTGCAATGTAATCTGCCATCTATCATGTACCTCCGAAGCTAGTCGTAAAACAAAATGATTATGACCATGTTGATTTATATGGCCTCTCCCATCTGAATAATCTTTAGCTAAATCTCTCAAATAATATTCCCATATACAGGGATGATCTTTTATCATAGGTTGTTCTATAATATTAGGTCTATAAATAGGAATCAACATTAAGTTATCAGCTGTAGCCTCCCCTAATACTGCTTTTATAAATAAAGCATTTGTTCTTTCATACCAAGCCATACGTGTAATTTTTTTAAACCATATATCCTGTGTTAGTTTGCCCCAAACATCACCTAGTCCCCAACCATAAGGTAGTAGATATTCTCCATTTCCTTTAGGATCAGCTCTGTGATGATGTCCTACTAGCCAAATAACTTTAAAACGATTGACAAGATCATTCTCTATGATATAATTAGCCTGAGCATCCAAAGTTATTCCTGCTTCTTCGTAACGATTCTTTAAACCTAATTGGTCAAAAGCAGGTATAGGTGCTTCATCACTTGGTATCGACCAAGAGTTTCCTACTATAAAGATTTCATTATTTATGTTCATTATTACCTGTGGAGATAGTTTTACACAAGGAGAAGGTCTTGAGAAACAAACTCAAGCCTATCCATATTTATTAAATGCGGATATTAAGAATCTAGCGCAAAGTGGCGCGTCTGAATATCTTATTACAACACAAATTGAACAAGCTGTCAAGCTAAAACCTAATTTGATTATTGTAGGACATACCAGTGAATACAGATGGGAAGTATGGGATGCCCGAAATGAATGTCAACAAGGATTTATAATAGCTAATCATATATTAAAAAATGAAAAATATTATAGAAACTGGATTCTATCTGAACAAATACTAAGTAATACTAGAAATACTAAAGAACATAAAGCAGCATGGCACGCTGCAGGAATGTTATACTTTTCTGATATAGAATTAGTACAACGTCTATGGAGCGGAGCAGTAGCTAAACAAATACTACTAGCTAATAGAGCTGGCATGTACCAATGATACATCACTGTTGTTTTCCGCACTTACAACCGCTATTAGCAGAATTAACAGATGACTATATAGAATTTCACCTAGATTTAGAAAAACATAAAGACTTAGCTCCTGATGGTTCTCATGCAGGAGCCTCTAGTCATAAAAAACTAGCTAATATGATTATGAATAAACTCAGCTAATGCTTTAGTTGCTTTTCTATTAGGATGAACTTGATCAGTAGCTGAAGCAAAATGTTCTGGATGTTCTTTCCAAAAATTATGTTTGTGTTCCCAAAGTTCCCAGAGTTTCATTGCACCTTTTTTATCACCGTCTGAATACTTTTCAAAATGTGTATAATCTCCAAAGATAGTAGTATCTTTAAAGTCAGGGTAGAAAAACTCAGTAATACTGGGAAGTACAAAATTACAACTAAAGTTAGGTTCAATTTTTTCTATACCACCCAACAATATTAACTTATGTTTATATCTAGCTAATATGTTATATTCTAATTCTTTTACTAACTTAATTTTTTCAAATAAATCAGTAGTAGTGTATACTAGACCGTGTTCTGGAGTTAAGTGTTTAAAATCTCGTGTAGCACAAGTCTTAACATATATAACAAAATCAAACCCCATTTCATGAGTCATTAGACAATTTAAAGACACAAAATCACCCCAGCCAGGATTAGCAGCGTGTGCTACTTCATGACCTAAATCTCTTAAATATCTAGATATAGAATATTTTTCAGCAAAAGCTCTGGTCTCTTCNGGAGTGAGAGTCGGATCCCACTCCCCTGCTGACCAAGAATCNCCNGTCACCATTATTCTAGACATTTACATACANGCTNCTACATANTCTTTAATTTCTTCCCANTTNTCTTNTTCTTCNTNNANATTCTCTTTACGAACAATGGTAGCAATTTTAGTAATAGTTGCTACAGGAATATCATATTCTGACTTAATATCTTTTTTAAGTTCATTAATAGACTCTCTNATTGCNTCTCCTTGAATCATCAAATCTACGATTCGTGAGATTTCTTTGCGTAATTCTGCTTTTAGTGCTACTTCCATTTGTTTTCCTTTATGATTGTTCAGTTACAATAGTTAAAAATAGTTTATTTTGTAGTTCTTTATTAGCAAAATGACAAGAACTGTGTATTACAGATCTGTCAAAAGATATTAAAGATTGAGGTTCCCACTTTGCTGCAAGCTCTATTGAAAATCCCCATAACGCCTCATAATCAATATGAGTAAGATAATTATTATAATCTTCTTTTGACAAATATGCATCTCTTAAATTAAATATATCACTGTTTTCATAGTCAGTAACTGTAATATGACTTGGTGTGTCAAACGATTCGTCAGAAGATGTATCTACACCTCGTTGAAATCTGGCTTGGCAACCACTCCATCTTTGATCAAAAAGCATACTATAAATATTTAAAGATTTATCCCAGTGTAAAGGTATAATAATTTGTTTATATACTTTACTTTGAGGATCTTTACCGCTATCAGTATGTAAACGATATGGTCCTAAAGTTATATTAAATTTTCCACCTATCATTTTATAATCACCAATACATTTTGTAAGTACTGGATCTAGTATCTCTTTAGCTCCTGTATCCCAAGAAACAGGAGCGCTACAAGCAGTAGCAGTTTCTCCAGGATTAGGTCTTCGTTTAGCTAGTGTATGTTCAAAATCTGCAACATTAAGAGAGTCGTCAAACATTTTATAATTTGCAATTCCAGAACCTGCTTTAGGAGCTTTCTTAAAAAGATTTATAAGTTGTTTAGTTTCGTCTTTAGAAAATACATTTTTATAAACCTTAGAAGGTTCCCAACTAGCTATAATTGCATCTTCTATTTCTTTAGGTCTTCTACTAAAATGTTCGTACATTAAAGTCTCCTTTCTAATTGTTCATAACAGTAATGAAAAGCATCTGAATATTGTCTTAAATAATCTTGGCGTTCAGTAATCCATTTATAACTTGTAATACATACTTCTCTATTACATAAATCAGTTGCATTAGGACACGAACCAATAAGTGGCGTGTACCAAGGAAATCTACTACTAGATATATCACATAAAGGTTTAGGATTATAAGTAAACCTTGGAATATTAAATCTTTTAAATAAATCAAATAATTTATCTAATTTGATGGGTGCTAGATTTTTAAAACTAAACATATAAACAGGTATATCTGAATCTTTATTTATAGTCTGTAATTGAATAGATTTAATATCGCTCAATTCTTTTCTTAAAAAATTCATATTATTCTGTCTTATCTCATTCATTTCATCTAATTGAGTAAGTTTAATTCTACCTATTTCTTGTAAAATAGGATGGCATAAAAAGGTATAGTCTAATCCTTCTAGTGAAAGATCAGTGTGTCCTATTATTTTATTTTTGTGAGTAGATTTAGATCCATAGTATATAATCTTATGATATAAATCTTCAGACTCAGTAATTATAGCCCCTGCTCCGCCTATAGGTAATAGTTTGCCAGAATTAAAACTAAAAGCTCCTATATGACCTATAGTGCCTGTA